AGCGACACAAGCAAAATGGCCGACAATATTCTGGACTTCCAAGCTGGGCGCAATGCGGCAATAGATTGCCTAACCCGTGACTTGCGGCGCAGCAAAGACTGGCTTGAAGGTTACGACCAAGTGAACATGGCGCGAAAGTCCGCAGATGCCAGCACTACCTCGACAAGCTGATTGAGTTGGGACATAACAGGTAGAACATGAAAGACACTGAAACAGAAACCCTTGGGACTATAAAGGTGGACTACCGCAAGGTTGCCGACCTCATCCCATATGCAGCCAACAGCCGCACGCATAGCGACGAGCAAGTGGCGCAGATCGCCGCAAGCATTTTTGAGTTTGGATTTACTAACCCGATCCTAACCGATGGCGGCAATGGCATCATTGCTGGGCATGGACGGCTGATGGCAGCGCGCAAGCTAGGTCTTGGCGAAGTGCCGACGATCTCGCTTGCAGGGCTTACGGCAGCTCAGAAACGAGCCTACGTGATCGCCGATAATAAGCTGGCGCTTAATGCAGGCTGGGACGCGGAGTTGCTATCGAGCGAAATTGCAGGGCTTGGCGATGAAGGCTTTGACCTGTCCTTGCTGGGCTTCAATGAGGATGAGTTAGCTGCGTTGCTGGTCGATAAGACCGAAGGCTTGACCGATCCTGACGAGATTCCCGAGGTGCCTGCCGATCCGGCGACCGTGCTTGGCGACGTGTGGCTGCTGGGGCGGCATCGGCTGATGTGCGGGGATAGCACCAGCATTGACGCGGTTGACAAGCTGATGGATGGGCAGAAGCCTAACACAATGGTGACAGACCCGCCTTATGGGGTGAAACTAGACCAGTCGTGGCGCGATAAGGCTCTAGGAGACAAAGCGTTAGGCAAGGGAAATTCGCACCTTGTCGATAATGACGACCGCGCAGATTGGACGGAGGTTTGGTCTCTGTTCGAAGGTAATGTTGCCTACGTCTGGCATGCGTCATCCTTTACGGATGTTTTGATGGGTAGTTTGCGCAACGCAGGAATTGAGCCGACGCAGCTGATCATTTGGAATAAGTCGGTTATGGTCATGGGGCGGAGTGACTATCACTTTAAGCACGAACCTTGCTGGTATGCGATCAGAAAAGGTCAGAGCCACAATTGGAAGGGCGACCGTAAGCAGACGACCATTTGGGATGCCGCCGCGCCCAATCACATCATGGGCGGCTCCAAGGAAGAAAAGACAAGCCATCCGACCCAAAAGCCAGCCAGCCTTTACGAAAAGGCATACCTAAATCACACAAACCCCGGCGAGTATGTATATGAGCCGTTCGGCGGCAGCGGCACGTCCGTCGTGGTTTGTGAAAAGATCGGCAGGCAGTCTTTGACAATGGAACTCGACCCCAAGTATTGCGACGTGATCGTTACGCGCTGGCAGAACTTCACCGGCCAGCAAGCTGTTCATGGCGAAACAGGCGCTGCGTTTAATGATATTAAGAATCCTTTATATGCCAAGCAAGAGGCGACATAATGGGAGCGCGAGGACCAAAGCCAAAGCAGCCAACGCAAGACGAGCGCCGCAAGGTCGAGCATTATTGCAGCATCGGCTATACCCAAGCGCAGATCGCCGCGCTGATGGGATGCTCCGATGAAACGCTCCGCAAATACTACCGCGAAGAGCTGACTAACGGCGCGCTAAAGGTCAACGCGCAGATCGGCGGCAAGCTATTCCAAAAGGCAATGGGCGGCGATACGGCCAGCCTTATCTTCTGGGCTAAGACCCGCATGGGCTGGCGCGAAACCAGCGCAATAAACGTAAGCAGCGACAACGGAATAACCGTGAGCTTCCGACGCCAGGCTGATGCTTGAAGTTTCGCTTACCGCGCCACAGGATGATTTTGTCCATGCAACAGAGCAATTCCCCGCGCTAGTAGCAGGTTTCGGCGCGGGGAAATCGCACGCTGCTATCTGGCGCGCGCTACGGATGAAGCTCACCTATCCTCGGCAAGACGTTGCCTACTATCTGCCCACTTACGATCTTGTAACGCGCATGGCGATCCCGCGCTTCGAGGAGCAGATAGAGAGCCTCAAACTGCCGTTCAAAACCAACAAAAACGACAGCCTAATCGCTATTGGTGGCTTCGGAACCATCATCATGCGGACAATGGACAACCCTGCGCGCATCGTGGCCTATGAGGTGGCAGATAGCCTTGTCGATGAGCTTGATACGCTGCCGACCGAAAAGGCACGCGAGGTATGGAACAAGGTCATTGCCCGCAACCGGCAGAAGAAGCCAGACGGATCGCTAAACACAGTGGGCGTTGCCACCACACCAGAGGGCTTCCGTTTCGTCTATGACCGCTGGAAGAAAAACCCCTCGGAGGGGTATCGGCTGATTAAAGCCTCCACCATGTCTAACGCGGCAAATCTGCCTGATGGCTACATCGACAGCCTGCGGGCGTCCTATTCGTCCAGCTTGTTAGCCGCCTATCTCGACGGCGAGTTCGTCAACCTAACCGCTGGCAGCGTCTACCCAGAGTTCGACCGCAAGCTGAATTGCGTCTTCGAGACGATACAGCCGCGCGAACCGCTGCACATTGGCCTAGACTTTAACGTCAACAACATGAGCGCAGCCGTGTGCGTCATCCGTAACGGCAACCCGTTTGCGCTGGATGAGCTAACACGGCTTAGGGATACGCCAAACATGATACGGGCGATCCAAGAGCGTTACCAAGGCCATGCCATCACAGTTTATCCCGATGCCTCTGGCGGTGCGACCAAGAGCGTCAACGCCAGCCTGTCCGACATCACGCTTCTGCGAAGCGCAAACTTCACGGTCCTTGCGCCAAGCAAGAACCCCGCTGTCAAAGACAGGGTGCTATCGCTTAACTTGATGATCCACAACCAGGGCGCAAGACGGCTGCTAGTTAACCCAGACAAATGCCCGAATCTCATTGAAGGTCTTGAGCGCCAAGCCTACAACAAAGCAGGCGAACCCGATAAAACCGCAGGGCTAGACCACTTGAACGATGCAATCGGCTACCTTGTGACTTATAAATATGGTATTGGTCGAGGAACAGTTTCTTTTGCAAAAATCGCAGGGGTTTAAATGGCCGTCAATACCAGCCACAAAGCATATGACGCCAATCGCCACAAGTGGCAGCGTTGCCGCGATGTAATAGAGGGCAGGGATGCTGTCATTCAGCAGCTTAAATCAAGCGCCCGCTCCCAGACTGGCGCTAGATACTCAGGGAGTCTGTATAGCCCAGACTTTACGGCCAACAATTATCTGCCACGGCTACTAAACCAGACCGATCAAGAATACGTCGCCTATAAGGAGCGCGCCGGTTTCTTTAATGCGACAGGGCGCACGCTAGACGCCTTTACTGGCATGATCTTTTCCAAAGATCCGACATATAAGCTGCCCACAGCCATCGAAGCCTTTGCAGACGACATTACGCTATCCGGCACAAACCTGCGCGAGTTTAGCGAGCAGGTGGTGGAGCAACAGATCGCCGTGGGCCGCGTTGGGCTGATGGTCGATTACCCGTCGAACACGCCAGCCAACCTGACAGTTGCCGTTGCAGAAGCCCTTAACGTGCGGCCCTTCCTGCGCTGGTATTCGGCAGAGAGCGTCATCAATTGGCGCTCAAGCTATATTAACGGCGCAGAGACGCTGACCCTAGTGGTCCTTCGCGAAGTCGTTGACGTGCATCAGGACGAGTTCGTTTCGGACGATGTGACGCAATACCGAGTGCTCGACCTAACCGAGCAAGGCTACCGCGTCCGCATGATGAACGAGGAAAACGATCTGCTTGATGAGGTCTACCCGCTCCAGCAAGGTCGCCCGATGCGTTACATCCCGTTTACGGTGCTAGGGGCCAACAGCGCATCGACCGAAGTGCAGAAACCGCCGCTGTTGGACCTGGTGGACACAAACCTTGCCCACTATCGCAACAGCGCGGACTACGAGCATGGCCTACACTTCACCGGGCTACCTACGCCCTATGTCGCAGGCGTGCAGCTTGCCGAAGGCCAGACGCTTTCCATCGGCTCGATGACGGCATGGGTGTTTCCCGATCCGTCCGCTAAGGCGGAATACTTGGAGTTTAAAGGCGACGGTCTTAAGACGCTGCAACAGGCGCTCAAAGACAAGGAGCAGCGTATGGCAGTGCTTGGCGCACGGATGCTCGCAGACGATAAGCGCACGGCGGAAGCCTTCGGGACGCTTGAGCTACGCACGGCAGGCGAACGCTCGATCTTGGCATCTATCAGCCGATCAGCATCTGATGCAATCGAGCGGTCGCTAAACTGGATGGCGCAATGGGTAGGAGCGCCGCAAGAGGCAGAGTTTAACCTGAACACGGACTTCGGCGCGGCGCGCATGGCTCCGCAGATGTTAAGCGCACTGATGGCGGCCTATCAGGGCGACGCAATGCCGCTGTCTGTCTTGTTCGACAACCTCCAGCGTGGCGAGCTTATCAAGCCACAAATGGAATTTGATGAATATGAGGCACAGCTTGCAGGTGCAGGGCCATCGTTTGCAGACGCACCTGCGCCGCAAGCCAGCCCAGAAGAACAGAGCTTGATGACTAATATTCGCCAGCGGCTAGGGCTCTAATGGCCGTTAGTCAGGAGATTGTTACCTCACTAGTTGAGGCTGTTGCCGCGCTTAACCTGCGCGTTAACGATGCTGCGTCAAGGCCAATGATACAGGGGCCGACAGGCGATGCTGGTAAGCAAGGCGATAGAGGCGACGACGCACAGCCTGTTAGTGACGAGCAAATCAAGGCGGCTGCTAGTGATTGGCTACGGGCTAACATTACACAGCCTAGCGACGGCACAGACGGCACAGACGGTAAAGACGGGCAGCGCGGCGACCAAGGCAGAGCGCCAACAGATGACGAGATTCAGGCGGCTGTTGAAATCTGGTTTAAAGCTAACCGCGAGCAACTGCGTGGCGCTGCTGGTAAGGATGGCACTAATGGCAATGCTGGTAGTGATGGGCGTAATGGCAGTAACGGCAGTAACGGCACTAACGGCACTAATGGCGAGAACGGCGTAGGGATTGCTCTTATTGAGCAACGCGACGACAAGTCATTTTGGATAACGCTGACTGACGGGCAAGAAACGGAAATCATGCTGCCGGTAGGCAAAGCCAGTGGCTTTTTTGGCGGTGGCGGTAGTGGTGGTGGTGGTGGTGGTGGCGCAACGCTGTTGTCGGAGTTAGGCGATGTGCGAATCTCTGCGCCGATGGACCTCCACGTTTTGCAATACGATACAGCGTCGTCGGTTTGGCGTAATGGTCCGGGCATCCTTGACGGCGGCACTTTTAATTAAAGGTAAGTGATATGGCGCGCATTCAGATCAAACGGGGCCTTAAGGCCAATCTGCCAACCTCTGGGATGTTGGCAGGCGAGCAGTTTTCCACAACCGACAGGGGGACGCTGCACATTGCACTTGATGCGGCAACCACTGTTGGCGTTGTGCCAGCGGTGGACGATCTTGCGGCAATCGGTGCAGTCGATGGGGCCGCTGATCTGCTTTTGATACATGATGCGAGCTCGAGCGGCGTTAAGGCCAAGAAAATCACGATTGCCGACTTCAAGGTTGCACTAAACATCCCTAATGGCGACACAGACGAGAAGGTCGCTGTCATTGCTGGCGGGACATCTGGCTATCTTTGGGGGACCGATGGAACAGATGGCGTGCTACGCATGAATAGCTCGATGCTGGTGACAAAAGACTCTGGCAATAACTTCATCACGCTAGCTGTTGGAACTATCGACTTAGGGACATTCTAAGAAAAACAAGCCCCGCTATATAGCGAAAAGGGAAAGCCACATGGCATTATTGAAGTTTAAGCGCAGCGCAGTCCCCGACAAGATACCAAGCATTGCCGACATTGACTTGGGCGAGATTGCTATAAACACTTACGATGGCAAGCTCTACACCAAGAAGCAGGTTGGCGGCACTCAGACTATTGTAGAAGTAGGCGGCGATGCAAGCAACGTCGACATCACGGGCGGAACGATTAACGGCACCACAATAGGTGCGACGACAGTTGCGACTGGGGGGTTTACTAGCGTCAGCACACCGACTGTCACCAACGCGGGCACTCTGGCACTAACGGCCACTGGAGCTAATGTGGTGGCGGTGTCTACCAATGGTTCCGAGCGGATGCGGATCACCGAAGCAGGTCTCGTAGGTATCGGCACGACCGCGCCAGCTTATGCGCTAGAGGTGGTTGGCGACATCCGCACCAGCAGCGGCGGAGACCTTCGCCTTGGCTCGGCCACTGGCACGACAACCACTGGCGGCGACAGCCAAATCTATAACGACGCCAACGACATGATCTTCAGGACCGGCACTACCACCACCGAGCGTTTCCGGATCGGCTCTGTTGGTCAGTTTGGCATCGGCGGTGCTACCTACGGTGCAAGCGGCCAAGTGTTTTCGTCGCAGGGCGCGGGCGCAGCACCAACATGGCTGACTCCCGCTACTGGTGTACGGTCTAACGGCCAGAACGGTGTCACGTCTTCGAAGACGCTAGGGAGCGCCGACAAGGGCACAAACATACTGATTCTCACCTCTGGCATCACCATCACCTTCCCGTCTACCGGCTTTGGTAGTGGCGAAGGATTTGCGATTTCCAACGTCAGCGGCGGTAGCGTGACACTTTCCACTCCCGGTGGGTCTGATTTTGGCACTACCCTACCCAATAATGGAACATTTTTTGCGTTCTGCGACGGTGGCGGGTACTGGCGTCAATACTGCTACTCCACCAGCAGGCTGTAAACGGAAAAAACATGGCACAAATTGTAAAAACTTGGTCGGTCACTGAAATGCAGTGCTACGCTGACGCAGCAGGCAAAGATAACGTGGTCTCCACTATTGAATGGCTACTGACTGGGGCGGGCGATGCGCATTCGGCTACCATACGGGGGGTCTTAAACATCCCGTTTAACTCTGCCAGCGAGTTCACTGACTTCGCATCACTGACGCAAGATCATGTCGTTGGCTGGGTGCAGAGCACTATGGGGGCGGTTCAGGTCGCAGCTTACGAAGACAACCTAGGTCTCCAGATTGAGTCTTTGGCAAACCCGCCACTTGTGACCCCGCCCCTTCCTTGGGCACCACCGGCTGAATCATGAGCGTCTCCGACCAACTCCTTGACCTGCTAACAATCCGCCAACTGCTGCTAGAGCGGGTGATAGCTGGCGAGAATGTGGCATTCAACAAGCAGCTAGACAGCGTTGCAGAGGCCATCACAAAGGCGCTCAAAGGCAAGGAGCTTACAGAGTATCAGGGCAAGCGTCTTGATAAGGCGATTGCAGAGCTATCCGGCATTGTGAAGCTCAACACGCCTAGTCTTTCGGCCATCGCCGCTTCTGAAGCCTCATTCCTCCAGAGTGCTTTCGCCAGTGTCGGCATCGAGGCTGTGTTGCCACCTGTCGCGGCTGTGGAGGCCATCGCTAGGTCGTCACTTGCCCAAGGCGCGACAATTGCCGGTTGGTTCGACCAGCTAAACGAAGCAACAAGATTCGGCATCAGCCGCGCAGTCAAGAACGGCGTGATGCTGGGGCTGACGAACAGCCAGATCGCCAAGTCGATCATTGGCATTGGCGACAAGGGCGGCGAGCCTATCGCCAAGTCTCGGCGCGACGGCATGGCTATTGTCCGCACCGCTACCCAGACCGTCGCCAATGACGTTAGGGTCGGAATGTATGCCGAGAACGCAGACATCATCAAGGCGGTGCAATGGGTCGCCACTTTGGATTCTCGGACAACTGATATTTGCATGGCTCGATCAGGCAAGACATGGACCTTCCCAGGCTTTGTCCCTATCGGCCACAGCATCCCTTGGGGCGGCGGTCCACCTGCGCACTGGGCTTGCCGGTCAACGTCCGTGCCTGTCACAAGGTCGATGGCAGAGATAACGGGCAAGGCTGCGGACAAGATAGCGCCGCGCACAAGGGCGAGCATGGACGGCGCAGTGCCAAGGGAAATGACCTTCGACCAATTCCTGAAGGGCAAGCCACCTGAGTTTGCCGACGAGATGCTAGGTGTCGGTCGCGCAGACCTGTGGCGCTCTGGCAAGATTACGTTTGCTCAATTGCTCGACCAACGGGGCAACCCGTTAACCCTGGCGCAGCTAGAAGCGCGCTATGGCACAGCAAGCTAGGCCAACAACGCGGCTGCTGTGGCCGTGGTCTGGCGATGTGGATTATTGAGGAGTGCCGTGCTTGTTCTAGTAAACCTTAAATAAACGTGGTATGATCACCCTATTGTGCGGCTGTGCCGCCCATTAAATGCCCCTGTGGGGACCAATAGTCCAGAGGACACATCCATGAGCGAAGAACGAATTGCAGAGTTAGAGGCAGCAATCGAAGCGGTTAACGCTAAAAACAGGGAGCTGCTTGGGGAAGTTAGAATTGCCAAGGCCAAGGCCAAGGGCGCAGACATCGACCCAGCAGAATTTGCGGCGTTGCAGACTGAGAACGAAACGCTGAAAACTGAGCTAACCAAGACCAACAAAGATAGCCTAAAGACGGTAGAGGCATTGCAGGCAAATCTAACTGAAAAAGACAGTGCGTTGCAGTCGTATCTAATCGACAATGGGCTAAATGACGCGATGCTAAAGGTGGGAATCCGGCCTGAGTTTATGTCGGCTGCAAAGGCGATGTTAAAGGCAGAAACCCAGATCAAGGCAGAGGGTGGTCAATATTCGGCGCACATGGGTGAAAAGCCGTTGCTGGAAGGAGTTACCAACTGGGCAGCTAGTGACGAAGGAAAACACTTTGTCTCGGCTCCCGCCAACTCCGGTGGCGGTGCCACTGGCGGGGCTGGTAATGTTTCCGCCATCGCGCCGAAAGGCAACCTTGGCGGTGATAAGGTGCAACGCCTAAACGCAATCAAAGCCATGTTCCCCGAATTGTAACAGAGGATTTTAGTCAATGTCGCTTTCGCAAATGAAGGTATTCAACGAATACGTGATGCCCGCCACCATCGAGACTCTGGCTCAGATGGTTGACAAGTTTAATGCCGCATCGAACGGCGCGATCCGTTTGACCACCACTGGCTTCGACGGCGATTTCTATCAGGAATCGTTCTTCGCCGCTATTCACTCGGCACAGCGCCGCGTGGATCGTTACGCGGATCAGGAATCAGTGGCCGCAGTCGATCTTACCCAGTTGCAGATGAACGGCGTGAAAGTTGCTGGTGGCTTTGGCCCAGTCAGCTTTGAGCCTTCGCAGATGACCTGGCTCCAAAAGCCAGCACCGGAAGGCATCGAAGTTGCGTCGCGTAACTTTGCCGAGTCCATTATTGCAGACCAGCTTAACACTGCGATTGCCGCACTTGTCGCGAGCATTAGTAATCAGGGCGCGGCGACCACCGTTGACGTCTCGGCTAGTGGTCCTTTGACCTATGCCACGATGAACAGCGCCAACGCTTTGTTTGGCGATAACTCGTCGAGCATTGTCGCCAACGTCATTAACGGCGCAACCTACCACAGCCTCATCGGTCAGAACTTGGCCAATGGCGCTCAGTTGTTTGTTGCGCAGAATGTGCAGGTCGTGGAAATCCTCGGTCGTCCGATCATCGTGACTGACGCGCCCGCGCTTTATGCTTCTGGCACGCCTAACAAGGTGCGCGCCCTTGGCCTTGCTGATGGCGCGGCTGTTATTTATGATGGCGGCGACGTTATCAGTAACATCGAAACCAGCAACGGGCAGACCCGCATCGAAACCACGATGCAGGTGGACTACACCTTCGGCGTGGCACTCAAGGGCTACAGTTGGGACATCGTCAACGGTGGCAAGTCGCCAACCGATGCCGAGCTTGCGACTGGTTCCAACTGGGACAAGGTCGCAACGTCGATTAAGCATACTGCTGGTGTCTTGGCTGTAGGCGAAGCCTAATAAAAGAGGGGGGCTGTCCTTAGCGGATGGCTCCCCATTTTAACGGAAGGTTTGCTATGTCGAAAGTTATTTATGAGCCGCATCCGGTTCACCCCGCGCGCAAGGCAAAGTTGCAGGCAGAGGGCTATAAAATCCTTGATGCAATTTTCGCCCCGGCCGGAACGCCCTTGCACGCCTCGGTTGACGAAGTGGCAGATGAGATCGTGCCTGTGGCAGAAGACGAGCCAGAACAGGCTGAAGCCATCGAAGAAGCCGTCTGCGACATTCCTGTAAAGCGGGCGCGCTCGAAGAAGGGCTAAAATAAATGGCGTTCGTGGTCGAAACAGGTGCAGGCATTCCAAACGCCAATAGTTACGCCAGCGTCTCGGCTTCCGATAGCTATGTTACGGATCGCGGCGTTACCGGCTGGCTAAGTCTTTCCGTCCCAGCCAAGGAACAGGCGCTAATCAAAGCGACCGACTATCTGGAAGCCACCTATAGGGACGCATGGAAGGGTGGCCGCATTGCCGCTGCACAGTCTCTGTCATGGCCGCGCTCTGGCGTGGTTGCTGATGGATTCCTGTTGGCCGCAAATGCGGTGCCTTTGCCGGTGGTCTATTCCTGCATCGAGATGGCACTGCGCGCAGCAGGCGGCGAGACTTTGATTGCGGATCAAGGGCAGCGCGTGAAGCGTGAGAAAATCGACGTCATCGAAATCGAATACCAGGATTTTTCAGACCCGACAGCGCGCTACCCTTTTATCAATCGGATGCTGTCGCCTTACGTCCTTTCGTCCTCTGACGGCAGTTTCGCGCAGGTGAGATTGAACCGCACATGAGCGGCCAGGCTGAAACCGCTGCGAGACTGCTTGCCAAATATGGCGAGCCTGTGAGCGTCACCTTCAGCGATTTTGGGGAATATGACCCTATCACGGGCGCAGCAGACGGCACGACAACGCAGACTACGGTGGTATCCTCTGGCTACCCGTCAGCCTACAGCACGACTGAGATCGACGGCACAGTGATTGAGGCAGGCGATGTTCGGCTGATCCTTGCGCTTATCTCGCCCGCCCCTGTGATGGGCTGCATGGTCGCACTGGGTGGCAAAGCCTATCGCATTATGGCCGTCAGGCAGGTGCGGCTATCTGGTGCGGACATCATTTTCATTTGTCAGGTGAGGGCTAACTAATGGAGATCGGCTCAAGGGTTTGGTTTCCTTGCGATTGGAATGTTGGCACCTTGGATAGCGTGCTTGAGGATAGCAGGGGCAATGTGATTGCTTACGTGCTGCTGCTTGATAATGGACAGAAGTGCGCCGTAGATGTGCAAAATGCGGAGCCATTTTATGAGTATTACTAAGATTGGGGCGGCTCTATCTACGCAACTAGCGACCCTCAACATCCCTACAGGCTGGGAGAATTCGCGCGTTAGGCCAGTCGCTGGTCAAGTCTATCTTACGGAGAGCCTGCTGGCCGGCAAAACCATAGCGGTAGGCATCGCCTCCCAATCCTCAGATGAATACGGCGGCATCTATCAGGTGCTTGTGTATGCCCCAGCCGATGCTGGAAAGGGCGTAGGCCGCGCAACCGCTGATGTAGTGGCGGGCGCTTTTGTGAGGGGCGACCGGCTGTTCTATGAGGGCGCAACCGTTACGATCATGTCCACCTCGCAAGCGACGGGCTTTATGTCGGGCGACCGCTGGGTGGTGCCTGTGTCCGTCTCTTACAGGTCGTTCTTGTGAGCTTCGAGCTAGACATCAGCGCATTTGTGGCAAAGGCAAACGGGCGCGCTGACAAGGTTGTGCGCGAGATATGCCTAAACTTGCTGACTGATATTGTTTACAACACCCCAGTGGACACAGGGCGCGCAAGGGCAAACTGGTTTACGTCTATCGGTTCGGCCTCTACAGATAGCGTGCCTTACACTGGCGGCAAAGATGCTGCTGGTGGCGCTTCGATTAACCGCTCCATGGCTGATGTGGCAAAAGCCACTGGGCAAGTATTCTACCTCAGCAACAACTTGCCCTACATCTACCGCCTAGAGTTCGAGGGCTGGTCGAAACAGGCACCGCGTGGTATGGTGCGAATTGCCATTGATAACATCAGCCGTGACTTGCGGTGATCTGGTTAATCATTGGACAAAGTTTATAGTGTTTTCTTCATGTGTAGGAGTTTTTGATGTCTGATATTGTTTCCTCTGTTGGCACGGTAGTCTCCGTTTCGTCGACTGCACCTGCGACCTATGACGCGACCGGCTTTGCGGCCCTTACCTGGCTGCCTTGCGGCGAGCTGTCCGATCTGCCGGGGTTTGGCGCGGAAGCTGCCCTTGCAACGCATACTCCCCTTGGCACCGGCATTGTCGCCAAGCGGCGCGGGTCGATTAACTTTGGTTCCGTCACGCTGACGATGGCGCTCTCGGCCACCGATACGGGGCAGGGCGTGTTGCAGTCGGCTGGTGAAGCTGCCGCTGGCGCTGATGCTCAGGTGTCGGTTAAGGTCGAGCTAGTGACCGGCGAAATCCAGTATTTCACGGGCCAGGTCATGTCCTACAAGACCAACGTCGGCAATGCCGATGCAATCACGATGGCCGAAGCCACTTTGGAAATCGACAACTCGATTGTCAAAGTTTAAGTAATTGCGAAATTCCCTGCCGTAGCTACGTCCGACTGCGGCGGGGGATACTTCACATCGGCGTATCGGATCGGACAAGAAATGTCGTTTGATTTAAACTCGCTTCAGCCTGTGTTGGCGGACAATGGCGCTGTCTTGAATATCGTTCACCCAGAAACGGAGGAGGTCATCGAAGGTATGACCGTCACAGTGCTGGGACAGGACAGCAAGATTTACCGTAAGCTACAAATGGGCAAGCAACAGGCCGCGCTTAATCGCATGGCAAAGGGTAAAAAGGCCCTTGACCTTGACGCGGAAAAACTATCCGAGGATAGTATTGACGATTTGGTCAAGCTGACGACCGCCTGGTCGGGCTTTGCCCTTGATGGCAAGGAGCTAGATTGCACGCCTGAGAATGTCCGCACTGTCTATGCCGATTGGGCGTGGATCAAGGAACAGGTTCAGGAGTTCGTCGCCAACCGCGCTAACTTTTTTCGCTGAGACGCTTGAGCTTCTCAAGGTGTTTGTCAGGCAAGCTGCTTGGCTCAACACGATACCGGCAAAGGCCAAGCGGCCTAGGCGCGAAACCAAGTCTGACGCCATGCCCCAAATTGGGGCTGGAGCTCACTTGCTCGAAATACTTTTCGAGGTCGGACCCGCAAAGCCGGTCGGCATGGGCGGGCAAGTCGGCATTGATGAAACAGACCTCGCCGCATGGCAAACCAACCAGTGCATTGCCCTAACGCCTTGGGAAGCTAAGGCCATCCGTGCGCTGTCGCGAGAATACGCCTATATGCTGGGGCAGGCCAGCGAGGCCAGTTGCCCGCCACCTTGGGTCGATCCTTCAGTGATGACAGAGGAGCGGCGCAATAAAATTGCGGACGCCATGTCGGCGTGGGCGAACAACCACAATGGTAGCAAGACAAAAGCCAGAGTTTAAGCTATAAACAGCAATCAATTGGCGGGGTATGGCGTGGCAGACTTAGCAAAACTAAGAATTAGCGTTGACAG